CTCCAACAACGAGTACCTGGACCTGCGCCCGGCCATCCTGTTGGTGCCCATCGGCCTCGGCGGCGAGGCGCGCGTCATCAATGACTCCGCGTTCGATACGGACAGCGTGGCGGCGAACGCCACGAACAAGTTCCAGAAGCCGAACAAGGTCCGCGGCCTCTTCCGGACCATCGTGGACACGCCCCGGCTGAGTGGCACTCGGCGCTACCTGTTCACCGACCCCAGCGTGGCGGCGACCATCATCGTGGCGTTCCTCGAGGGGCAGGGCGAAGCGCCGGTGTTGGAGTCCCAGGACGGTTGGCGAGTCGATGGCACCGAGTGGAAGGTGCGGCTCGACTACGAGGCGCAGATGTTCGACCCCAAGGGGGCGACGACGAACGCCGGGGCCTGAGACTGGATGGGGCGGTAGCCAGCACGGACGTGTCCCCATGGGAAGGACCGAGCCCCGGCGGGAGTACCGGGGCGCAGCTTGAGCGTGTGGTGTAGTGGCATCACGCCCGGACGGCCGGGGAACGCGGGTTCGATTCCCGCCGCGCTCTTTCTCTCACGGCAGGAGTACAAGCACATGGCCTCTAATTTCATCCAGCCCGGTGACGTCCTCACCCTCACCGCGCCCTACAACGTCGCGAGCGGCGCCGGTGCGCTCGTCGGCTCCATCTTCGGGGTGGCAACGTCGGTCTACGCGAGCGGAGACGCCGGCGAGTTCGCCGTCTGCGGCGTGTGGTCGCTGGCGAAGACGTCCGCCCAGGCCTGGACCGTCGGCCAGAAGGTGTACTGGGACAACACCAACAAGCGGTGCGACACCGACGGCACCGTGGGCCAGCTGATCGGCGTGGCTACGGCGGTGGCGGACAACCCGTCCTCTACCGGCTACGTGCGCCTGAACGAGGCCGTGGCGTCCAGCTCCGAGGGCCCGCAGGCGGCCATCGCGAGCCTGACGTTCGGGACGAACATCACCGCGGCCACGGCCAACGGCGCGCTCACCGACAGCTCGGCCACGAACCCCACGGAAGCGCAGTTCAACGAGCTGGCCAAAGAGCTCGGTACCAAGGTGAACGACATCCTCGCGGCGCTCCGCGCCGCAGGGGTCATTGCGACGTGAGCTTCTTCACCCTGCTTGAGCGCTGTGATGCTTCCGTCCAGACTATCCTGGGCGAAGACGTCACCTATGCGCCGAGCGTGGGCGAGGTCGTCACGGTGGGCGGTGTCTTCGACGCCGCTTATGTGCGCGTTGACGCGGGTGAGGCCGGGGTGTCGAGCTCCGGCCCAGCCGTGTTTCTCCGACTCAGTGAGCTTCCGAGTGATCCAATGACGGACACCCCGGTGCTCACCATCCGCGGGGTGGAGTACGAACTCCGAGAGGTGGAGCCAGACGGCATGGGCGGTGTGCTTCTCCTGCTGCACAAGGTGTGAACATGTCCCATCCCCGTCAGCTCATCCGTCACGCCGTCGCCGCGCAGCTCACTGGGGCGACAGCGGCGGGCACCAGGGTGTTCAAGACGCGCGTGCTTCCGTACCGGCGCGAGTTGCCGGCCGTCGCCGTCTACACATCCACGGAAACGGTGGACGTGGACGTCGACAGTTCCCCCCGGGAGCTCAAGCGGACGCTGGACCTCGTGATTGAGGGTGCAGTTCAAGCAACGAGCGCGGAGAACCCGGATGATCTGATCGACGCGCTGGCGTTGGAGATAGAGACAGCGCTCCATGCTGATCCGACATTTGGTGACACAGCGGCGGATGCGGTGCTCTCGGCGACAGAACTGGAAGTGGTCGCCGAAGGGGAGCAGCTCATCGGCGTGGTGAAGCTCACCTACCGCGTGGAGTACTACGCGTTCGCTGACACGTTTGTGCCGCCCGACGACTTCAACACGGCGAACGTTCGCTACAACCTGAGCAACGAAGTGCACCCGGACAACGAGGCCCGGGACATCATCACGACAGGAGAATGACGTGCGCGTGAAACCGAAGCCGGGGCTGCTGGTGAGAGATCCAAAGACGCTCCGCCCGCTGCCGCCGGAGGGGCGCGAGGTGCCGGAGACGCCGCTCTGGCAGCGTAGACTGGCCAATGGTGACGTGGTACGCGTCGAGGAGGATACCCCGCCGGAGGTGGAGCAGCATGAGTGACATGCCGAAGTTGCCGCCGAATAACCCTCAAGCGTTTCCTGGCGGCGCCTTCAACAGCGCGGGCATGACACTTCGTGATTTCATCATCGCGGCAGCGGTTCCTGAAGCGATGCGGTCCGTGAACCTGGGTCTCATCGTCGTGCAGCTCGGTGAGAAGCCGGAGGACGCCGTAGCGCGCGTTGCCCGCGACGTGGCCGACGCAGTTCTTCGTATTCGTGAGGTGACACCGTGACGATTCCTTTCGCTTCCGTGCCGTCCAACCTGCGAGTGCCATTCGTCGCGGTGGAGATCGACAACTCCCAGGCGCAGCAAGGCCCCGCGCTCCTGGCGTACCGCGTCCTCATCATCGGGCAGAAGACGTCCGCGGGTTCGGCGACCGCCAACACCCTGCACCGCGTGACGACCGCGGACCAGGTGGCGACGCTTGCCGGCCGGGGTTCGCAGCTCCACCGGATGGCCCGCGCGTACTTCGCCAACAACAGGTTCACAGATACCTGGGTGGGCGTGCTCGCTGACAACGGTTCGGGCGTGGCTGCCACCGGCACGCTGACCGTCACGGGACCCGCGACGGCGGACGGAACCCTGTCCCTGTACGTGGCCGGAGACCTGGTCCAGGTTCCTGTGTCGAGCGGCGACACCGCCACCACCGTGGCCGCCGCCATCGCAGCGGCGCTTCCGTCGACTTCGGACCTGCCGGTGACGGGCGCAATTGGCGGCACCGGCAGCGAGCACATCGTCACAGCTACGGCCCGTAACAAGGGCACCGCGGGCAACGACATCGACCTCCGGCTGAACTACCAGGACGGCGAATCCACCCCCGCCGGCATCGCGGTGGCCATCGTGGACATGGCCTCTGGCGCTACGAACCCGGTGCTGACATCGTTGGTTGCCGCGATGGGCGACACCTGGTTCCAGGTGGTGGCGCACCCGTACACGGATGCGACAAGCCTCACCGCGCTCGAGGGGGAGCTGGCCGACCGGTTCGGGCCCATGCGGATGATCGACGGGGTGGCCATCACCAGCGCCTCCGGCACCCAGTCCGCGCTCGGCACCCTCGGCGACAGCCGGAACAGCCCGCACTCCATCATCATCGCGCAGCCCGGGGCCAACCCGTTGACTCCGCCGGCGGAGTTCGCCGCGGCCGTGGCGGCCGTGGTGGCGTTCAACGCCCCCAGAGATCCGGCGCAGCCCCTGCAGACGCTCGAGGTCAAGGGGGTGCTGGCCCCGGCAGACGCGGATCTCTTCACCCTGCAAGAGCGAAACCTTGAGCTCTATGATGGTATCGCCACGTCCAAGGTGTCGGCCGGCGGTCAGGTGCAGCTCGAGCGGCTGGTGACGACGTACCAGACGAACGCGGCCGGCTCTCAGGACACCTCGTACCTGGACGCGACGACGATGCTCACGCTCCTCTACCTGCGCTACAGCTTCCGGGTACAGATCCAGAACCGCTTCCCGCGAGCGAAGCTGGCGAATGACGGTGTGCGGTTGGGGCCTGGGCAACCAGTGATCACCCCGCTGATCGGTAAGGCGGAGGCGCTCAACTGGTTCCGGGACATGGAGGAGCTCGGCCTCGTGGAGGGCTTCGCGCAGTTCAAGGCCGACGTGGTGGTGGAGCGCAACGTCTCCGACCCGAACCGCATGGACTTCCTCTTGCCGCCGGACCTGATCAACCAGTTCATCGTCGGCGCGGCCACATTCCAGTTCAAGCTGTAAGGAGCAGCCATGAGCCGAAGAGGCGGAATTATCCAGATTGCGGTGAACGGCGTGCGGTACGACGCCAAGGGAGACTTCTCCTATAACCTCGGGCGCCCGATGGCGGAAGCCATCATCGGCGCGGACGCGGTGCATGGGTACAAGGAAACGCCCCAGGTACCCTTCATCGAGGGAGAAATCACGGACCGCGGCACACTGGACCTGGACGGGCTGGTGACGATGCGCGACGCGTCTGTGACGCTGTACCTCGCCACCGGGAAGGTCATCGCGCTCCGGAACGCGTGGTATGCGGCGGAGGGCACGGGTAATACCGAAGAGGGGAACATCGAGTTCCGCTTCGAGGGAATGAGCGCTGAGGAGGTGCCGGCGTGAAGTACGAGCTCAAGAAGCCGATCCAGGTCGGAGAGAAGGGAGAGCCCATCACCGCACTGGTGTTCCGCGAGGATGTGGTTGCGGGGGACCTGCGCGGCCTCAAGTTGGGAGCAATGGGGGACCTCGCGACCGACGACATCCTGAAGATCGCCGGGCGGCTGTGCGCTCAACCCGACATCGTGATGAACAAGCTCTCGTTGGACGACTTCGCGGAGGTGATCAAGGTCGTCCTCCCTTTGCTGCAGGGTGGCCCTCCGACGGTGACCGCGCCCTCGCCGTCGTAGCAGCCACGTTCCACTTCACGGAGACCGAGCTCCTAGCGATGCCCCTGGAGCGGCTCCGGTTCTGGGTTGAGCAGGCGGAGTGGGTGAACCACGGAAAGCGGTGAGACAGTGGCCGGCAAGACGTTCCCCCTCAGCCTGGTAGTGAAGGCCGTAGACAAGGCCACCGTCCCGCTGCGCAACATCAGCGCGGCGGTGGGTGACATCTCGAAGGCAACAACGAAGGTCGGGCAGACGTTGACGCTCGGCCTTACAGCGCCGCTGGCTGCTGTCGGGGCCGCGAGCGTTGGCGCGTTCTCGCAGTTTGAGGCGGGGATGGCCAACGTTTCTACGCTCGTGGACACCAGCGTAGAGAGCATGGCGGAGATGGAGGCAAGTGTGCTGGCCATTGGCAAGCGCACGCCAGTAGCCATCAACGACTTGACGAACGCGCTGACCATCGCCCGTGGTGGCGGTATTGAAGCCGCCGACGCCATGCGCGTGTTGGAGAACTCCGCGAAGCTCGGCGTTGCTGGGTTGGGCTCGACGACGGAAGCGCTGAGCCTTGTCA